GCAAATTAGGGTCAATACCTCCTCCTACAAGTCTATTGTAGCGTCTATTAACTATAGGAGGCATTACAGGTTCTAACCAACATTCACAATATGGGTGTGGGTATGCAGGAACATTATCTCGCATAAATAATCCCTCAGTAGATACATACCTACCGATAGACAAATTTTTATCCACTTCAATATCCCTAATTTTGGGGTCAGTCATCTTAGAATAGACTTCACATATTTCATTCTTATAACTATATTTTGCTTTAACTTGCTGATAGTGTCCCGATACGTGCCACCTAACTAATGCAATTCCTGTTTGTTCACAGAAAGCAATCGTGGACTCTTGTGCTGCTCTATTAGACTCTGATATAAGTAATCTATCCATCTCCTTAAACATAGACGGATTTTTTACACCATACTTATTGAAAGTTATAGATTGCTTTAATCTCTTAATTATCTCATTTTGAGATTTTCCTTGAAACTGCCAAGCATCTATTGACCGACTACCATTTTTGTAGTGCTTATTCATCCAACCTTTTATCCGTTGGTCAAGGGTCTTACCTCTAAAAGATTGCTGCATTTTCTTTGTTACTCGTTCTTGTAATTCCTTTACCTCTTGATTGGTCAATCCAGGCATACCTGCTTTTTTCAAAATTCTACGAGTTCTTTTAACCGTAAGATTTACTTGATTATTCACAGAAGTCGAAATAATGTTAGTCATACTATCACCCACTTCTTGTAAAGTTTCTTTCAACATATTTTGAACTTGGTGAACTGAATGTGAAGCCATTTGACCTAAGCGAGATTTTTGTTTTAACGAAGGTAATGTCTTAATCTTACGCTCCAGACTATTAGCGGATAAATTTAACGATTTATCCAACCCTGTTCTTGCTCTATAAACTGTTGCGTGTCTTACATTGGTTTCTCGTTGCAATACCCACTCAACCTCCTTTTTTGATAACTTGCTTCTATGAAGATATTGACCAATAGTCTTCTTATTGTCAAGTGGGATAGTCGCTGCAACTTTTTGATAGGGCTGACCATTTACATAAGCGTCCATCACTTTCTTTGTAGAGTCAGCCATTTATTATTCTTCCTCGGGGTAAGGCATTTGACTTGACGTAAAAGGCGTAGATTGGTCTTCTATGTTATCTTTCTTAGCCTGTTCAAGTAATTCATCTACCTTATCTTTACCAAGTCTTTCTGCAATTTCTTTCTTACTTGCTATACCCATATTTAACTCCATCTGAGCGTTTTGGAGTTCAATCGTTCTATCTTTTGGCATTGGGTCTTGGAAAATTATTTCAGAGTTATACTTATCAAGACTATCTGGAATTTTCAAGCCTTCTTTAATTTCCAATGTTTTCAAGATTAGTCTATTAACTGCTCGAAGCCCATTACCGTAAGTTAATCGTTTAACTTTCGTTTTTTCCATCAATGGTTGATACTGAATATGTAATGCAGAACCCGATGTATTACTAATTGGTTGCATTTTTCCAAGTGTTGCTTCTGGAACACCTGACAACTCGTGCATTGCTTGTTTTAGTGTATCAAGGTATTTAGCATTTTCACTTAATGCACCACCAATAGACAGCGTTGATACAGAAGCATCTCTTGGGAGTCCCCCCCATACCCGATTTGCTCCTCTTTCAAGGTTTCTCGATTTTGCACCCTTAATTATCACAACAGGACTTCCTTGATAGTTAATCGTATCTGACAAATCAGTTGCTTTCTCATTGAACTCTTTATTCAATGGGACTATTGCTGTCAAATCACTTAACCCAAAGAAACTATGTGGAATAGGCAAATTCTTAATATGCACAATAGGTAACTCACCCAACACATTTTCTCTGCGTGAACCTTCTATTTCTTCTGCATCATAAAACTCAACTATTTCATCTTTTGCTATGATTTCTTGATAGGTATGTTTCTCACCTATTTCATCTGTTAGTTGCCCTGCTATTGATACTTCATCTATCTTTTTTGTATCATACTTATTAAACTTGGGGAATACTGTGCTTGGATTGACTATACTCAATACTACTCTTTTAGCGTCATCATCATAACCAACTTTAATCCAGATGTCCCCTGTTACTGCTCCTGATTGAGCAAGTTCAAGTAACAACAAACCTCTATCGTTATCATCCCATACCCTATTAAGTGCTTCTTCTGTAATGTCTTTAACTTCTTCTGGTGCATTTATCTTAAAACTACCACCTGTTAAGAATGCTACTGATTTGTCCACAAATGCTTTACAATAATTGAAAGTCAGTTGTGGGACTCCTTCTTCTGCTGCGTATCTCCAATGTCTTCCTAAATAAAATCTCCAATAGACATCATATAACAACACTCTCTTTCTATCATCAACGGTTGTTTCCACATAGTCAGGTATTTGTCCTGAATACTTCCCCGTTGCTTTGTTTGAAAAATTTACTGCCATTTTTCTTCCTTTCCTTTGAACTTTGAACAAACTATTACTTTATACTTATCATCTACAACGAGTTTTTTTGCATCACAAATTCCGTGTCCACTACTTACTATCTTATTTCTATCAAGGAGGTGCTTACAATCTTTGCAAACTACCCCTTCTTTACTAATTTTGTCCCACTTAATCATCGTTTACCAATATGCCGTAGGTCGTAATTTTTTCGGCTTAACGCTGAACTCCTCGTGCTCAATCTCAGCGAGGACTTCATCTTTACCCGCCCATACAGCAAGTGCCAAACTATCAGCATAGTCATCATACGCCCATTTTTCATCTGGCTTGTGGACGGAGAGGAAAGCACCTTTCCAACCTTTTTCCAAGCCAAGCATCTGTGTTCTGAACCTTTTGAATTTCATAGTTTTACGGGTTCTTGCTGACGCAGGGACTAAAACCCTATTCGCCCTTATTTCTTCATCAAGATACTTATATAAGTCTGACTTACTTGACGTTGTGAACTTAAACCCTTCTATGAATAAATCTTGTCCCCACGCAAATTTTACTCTATCTGTAAAAGCATCTCCTACTCCTGTGGCGTCCATTACTACTCTTACCACATTATACCTACCAAAGACTTCTCCTAACTGATGGAATTGTTCTTCATACGAGCCTACTATTTCATACCAATCAAGGAGTGTTTTTTCACACTGTCCTAATTCATCTGGATTACCTAAATCTACTTTCATAACTGTTGCTACGGTAACAGCATTAGACTTACCAATGTCTATTCCTATAACACAATGTGCTTTTTTCTCTTTATTATGAGTTTTCATTGACGTATGTAGCATATCTTCAAATGCTGTATCTGTGATAAACATACCTTTCTCAAGAACGAACCTAACCTCATAGGACATGATGAACTCCTCTGAGTCTGTGCCTAATCTTTGTTTCTCTTTCTCAATGAATTTAGCATATTTCAAATGAAATGGATTCTTGTCTATCTTATACTGTTTTTTCTTCCATTTAATTACTTCACCATAACCAAACTCAAAATGATTTCGGTTACCTGATTGAGCATAGTTTGCTCGGTTTCGGAGAATAGCAGAATGAAAATCAGACTTCTTATTATTTGCTGTCCCTACCTTTACAATAGTTCCATTATACGCTGCTAACATCGGGTGAATACTTTTACGAACTTTCACCGAGTCCATATCTTGTGACTCTTCTATAATAACAAAATGAAATGACTTCGACTCAATAAACGCTTGTTTTGCCCCTGTCATTCCTTTAACAAATGAGCCTCCTCTTAATCTTAATTCTCTCCCTCCCACAAGTGCATCATCAATTTCATCATCAGATAAAATCTCTTGCCCTTGCCTACTTTTCAAATTGGCTAATGCTCTTGAATATGTCGTGTTCACCTGCTCATGTGTCGGTGCAAACAACCCAATCATCATACCATCTTTGAAAGGTTCACATTCAGGCACACCTTCTTTACCTAACACAGGAAGCACAACACTTACTCCAGATAAAACAGCCGCCATTGCCTCCGACTTCCCACTCTGTCTTGAAAACAATGCCGTTATCTCCTCCCCATCATTCAACAATAACGACTCCACTACCCTCATCGCAAATACTTTCTGATACTCATACATTTGTATATCAGCCGTTACCTCACAGAACTTCACTACCTTCTCTGCTACATCCCTCACATTACTTTTTACCAATGCTTTATTCATAAAACTTTGACAAGGTTTTTGGAATTTGTATTCAAATTTGAAAGTGGGTAGGGGCACTTAACATCACGGTAACATTTAATGGTGGGGGTGTGTCTTATCCTACCTACTCCTATGTGTTCGTAGTCTTGACTAATACCTAACTTCTCTGTGCTTTTCTTTATCACTTCATCTCTTCTTTCATTACTTATACAAAACATTAGCCTCTCCCGTCGTGAGCCAATTTTTTCTTACTTCGTTTGTGGCTTACCGTGTTTACTAAATTCTTTATACTTCTTATTACCCTACCTGTGATATGCTTTGCCTCTTCCTTACCTTCACTTACCATACTACCTAATGACTCTTCCTCTTTCTCTACCTGTTTCTTATCAAGGGCAAATTCCTCTTCCTCAAACCTTACATCAATCGTCTTGCTCCTCTTAATACTGCTCAAATATCGGTGCATATCAGGGTTCACTTCTTCTGACAATGGTTTCAAGACCCTATCTGGTCGAATGCGTTCCCCCACCGAACTCGCTGGCTGTATCTTATTTTCTTTACTCATACCCTACCTCTTACCTTATACAGGTTTCATTACTTATCTTATACATTTCCTAATACTACCCTCGACAGGCGTTTATTTTGCCCCTGATTACTCACCCTCTTACTTATTTTCATTACTTCTAACATATCGTAACCTCTTCCTACACTAAAATACATCATCAATCACACTGTTTCTTCCCGTTATCGTTACTATAAGTTACACCTCTTTACTCTTTCAAACCAAATATCTTTGAAATCACCCCTGCACCCTTAGCCTTAATCACTACCTCATCTCTATTATCAATTATGTCTTTGAAATCTTTTGCCATACCCATCAACATACTAATCTCCTTACTCACATTACCATCTACATATCCACCTTGCACTTTTTCCATAAAGGTCGCCATCATTACTCTATCTGACTGAATA